CGTGAACTTATGAAACTGGAGAGTAACTAAAATGGCTGACAACAGACTCGCACGTGAACTCGAAAATCGGGAATCCGCGCAGCGCACTAAAACTTGGACCCCGCCTCAGACGCTTCCGGCACCAACGCCGCAGCCGGGGTGGGTGTTTAGGTATATTCGGACTAGTATTATGGGAACTGCTGACCCATCGAATACCTCCGCAAAATTCCGTGAAGGTTGGGAGCCTGTAAAGGCTGAAGACCACCCGGAGTTAATGCATATGACCGATCCTAGTTCCAAATTTAAAGGGAATGTTGAGATCGGTGGTTTGTTGTTGTGTAAGGCTCCGGCTGAACTAATGCAGCAGCGTGATAATTACTACGCGCAGCAGGCAAAGGCTCAGTTGCAGTCTGTGGACAACAACTTTATGAGGCTGAACGATGAGCGTATGCCCCTCTTCAGTGAGAAGAAGACTACGGTCTCGTTTGGCAAAGGCAAATAACTTCTTTTTTGGAGTAACTAATGGCATATCCTACTGTTGACAAGCCGTATGGCTTGAAGCCGATCAACCTGATCGGCGGGCAGGTGTTTGCCGGGGCCACGCGCCAGCGTCGTATTGCGTCCAGTGCTGCGAGCATTGGCTACGGCGATCCGGTTCAGTTGACCTCAAGCGGCACCATCTCTGTCTCCACCTCGACGACGACGCCCCCGGACGCTGGCTTTGCCGGTGTGTTCTTGGGCTGTTCGTTTGTCTCCAGCGTGACGGGTCAGCCGACCTACTCGCAGGCTTGGATTTCGGGCACTTCGGTGAAGTCCGGCACGTACGTTACGGCGTATGTGGCTGATGATCCGAACACCCTGTTCAAGGCTGTGGGCGTTTCGGCGTCCCTGAACGTTTCGACCACTAGCGGGTTCACGTACGAGGATATCGGTGCCAACGTTGCACTGGTTGACGAGTCGCTGAACACGACGACGAACGACTCGCAGCGGGGTCTCCTGCTGTCTTCGGTTGCGACCACCCGGTCTCTGCCGATGCGTATCGTCGATGTGGTTGAAGACACGGCGTTTGTTTCTGGCGGCACTACCTACTATCCCGAAGTTATCGTGAAGTTCAATGCACCGTACCTCACGAGCGTTTCGTTGATTGTTGGTGGTCACGCTTACAACTGCCCCGTCGGCGTTTAATAAGGGAGTTCTAAGACATGGCTATTTCACGCGCACAACTGCTCAAGGAACTCCTTCCGGGTTTGAACGCCCTGTTTGGCCTTGAGTACAAGACCTACCAAGAAGAGCACAAGGAGATCTACGAGACTGAGACCTCCGAGCGCTCGTTTGAAGAGGAGACCAAACTTTCTGGTTTCAGCGCTGCCCCGGTTAAGGCCGAAGGCGCTGCGATTGCGTATGACAACGCACAGGAAGCGTGGACTGCTCGCTACAGCCACGAGACCATTGCTCTCGGCTTCTCCATCACGGAAGAGGCGGTTGAAGACAACCTGTACGATTCGCTGTCCAAGCGATACACCAAGGCGCTCGCCCGAGCGATGGCGTACACGAAGCAGGTCAAGGCGGCATCTGTCCTGAACAACGGGTTCTCGTCGTCCTACGTTGGTGGTGACGGCAAGGCTCTGTTCGCGGCGGATCACCCGCTTGTTTCGGGTGGCACCAACAGCAACCGTCTGACGGCTTCTGACCTCAACGAGACTTCGCTTGAGGCGGCTGTCATTCAGATCGCTGGTTGGACTGACGAACGTGGACTCCTGATCGCGGCGAAGCCCGGCAAACTCATCGTCCCCCCGGCGTTGATGTTTACCGCCAAGCGTCTCCTCGATACGGAACTCCGCGTGGCAACTGCGGACAACGACATCAACGCTCTCAAGGCGATGGGGTCGATTCCCGGTGGCTACACGGTGAACCACTTCCTGACCGACACGAACGCTTGGTTCTTGACGACCGACGTTCCGAACGGCATGAAGCACTTCGTTCGTACCCCGCTGCAAAACAGCATGGACGGAGACTTCGATACGGGCAACGTGCGGTATAAGAGCCGCGAGCGTTACTCGTTCGGATGGTCTGATCCGCTGGGCATGTTCGGTTCGCCGGGCGCGTCCTGATGAGACTGGGGAGGGGGGCTTCGGCCCCCCTTTCCTTTTTAGGTTTCTAGGCGTATATAGGGTCTATCGGGAAAAATTTTGCTTACCAGACAGACCCGACTGACGACATGCAGACTGGTAAGCACAACTCGCATGTGAGGTATTTGAAATGGCACGTACTACGTTCTCCGGCCCGGTGGCTTCCGACAATGGTTTTATCGGCGCTATCGACTCCGCTTCTGCCACGATCACCAATCTGGTCTGCACGACCCTGACGATTGGTAGCACCAAACTGACGACCGGTTCGGTGTCGGGCACGGTGTCGGTTCAGGCCGGTCGTATTCCGGTTCTTATCGGCAGCACCACGCTCTACATCGGTTTGTACGCCAGTCTCGTCCCGTAAGATTTCGTGGGGGGCGTAAGCCCCCTTCATCCATTACAGGAGACGGAGAATGGGTATGCAAACAGATGTTCTAGCCAGTAAAGTCCGTACGGACGCTGGCGATTTGTTGGATCAGAATAGCCTCGTTATCGGGCGTAGTCGCGTCAAAGCGATCTACATTGTCCCTGATTCGGGTGCAGGTACGGTTACGTTTCGTGACGGCGGGGCTAGTGGCCCGACCAAAATTGTGGTGAATACCAAGGGTAGTTCCACTGCACCAGACTACATCCTGATGCCGGGTGAAGGATTGCTCTTCCAAACGAGCGTCTACATCGTGCCGTCAGCCGTCGTTTCAACGATGGTGATCTATGGCTAAG